AAATTGCTACAAGACAGGGGAATATTCCCTTTTTGACAGGTGATTTGAGAAAATCTGTTATAGTTCATCATATCGGCAAAGGGCGTGCTACAGTTGGTTCTAATCTCCCGTATGCAAGGGCAGTGCATGATGGCAGACCTGCATTAACAATATATCCTAAAAATAAAAAAGTTTTAAAATTCACGATATCAGGGAGAGATATATTTGCAAAAAGTGTTAATCAGCCTGCACGAAAGGGACAGCCTTTTCTTATGAATGCGTGGAAAGAATTTCGTAGTTCAGATGATTGGAATTGGCTTATAAGAATGGTCGGGAAGGATATTGCGGATCAGATAAGAACTGCTGTTCAGACAGGAAAAAGTAACAAATGAGACCTGAAGAGCTTATATTGTATGCTGTTAAACAGCGGTATGCAAAAGAGAGTATTCTTTTTGCAGAGTCTGATGAAGCATTTGAATCTCTGTATAAAGAACTTCAGGACGGCTATACCCGTGCATGGAATACACAGAGCCAGAAGGCGTTTGCTGATGCTCTTGACAGCATGAAACAGATAAAAGGGGATTTTAATGCTGCGGACAGAGACGCTGTTTTAAACCGGATTGAAAAACAGATCGGGGGCGAGGCTATGCAGTCAGCACTCCGCGGTCCTGTTATCAGTCTTTCCGAACCCCTGTTCAAACTCGGAGCAAAAGATGCGGCAAAATCATCAGGGATTGATATAGCCTTCGGGCTTCCTGATATGAATTCCCTTGCAGTTGTTGAAAAAGGGAATATGTTCTGGATAGGTGAACACTGGGGGAGTTATACAGGTGATAAGGTAAAAAATACGCTGAATCAGTATTTTGACAAAGGCATGACACGGGATCAGCTTGCCAAAAGATTTGCAGAAGATTTTGCCGATATTACGGACAAAGGTGAGAGTTATTGGAATTTTATGGCAGATCATACTGCCACAAAAACAAGAGAGATAGGAAGGGTAACAGGATATGAAAAAGCAGGCGTTGAGCTTGTAAGAGTCAGGGCGCGTATAGATTCACGCACAACAGCAGTTTGCAGGCGGTTAAACGATAAAATTATATCTGTCAGACAGTTGAAGGCACAGCGGGATCAGTATTTTGATGCAATAGAAAATCAGGATAAAGATGCAGCAAAAAAAGCATGGGAACTTTTATCGGATAAAGATGTCGAGTCTATAAAAATAAAAGGAAATAAAGTTTTATCTGATAATATAGGGATGCCGCCATATCATGGCAGATGCAGAACCATAACAGTTACGGAATTTAAAAGAGAGGGGAGGGAAAAGACAGAACCGGAAACACCTGAACATGAACGTCTGAAAACAATAGGAACCATGGCTGCTTTAGCAGTCGGACGTGACAAAATTCTTATGGCTCTTGACAGGTGGGCGATTATGCACATGCCGGATGAATACTGGAAAGGACGGCATATAACATACGGAGGCGGGATAATACATCACGGTTTTTGTGACGGCAAAGGAAATGTTATAGAATATCTTGCTGATCCTAATGATGATAAAAAAATGATAATCCATAAAAGAACTTTTAAAGATTTTATGGAAAGATCAGAAAAATATGGACGTTTTCAAGAAATTCATCATCCGGATCCCAAATATAGTGTAGATGAATCTATTGCAAGAGCAGAATCCCGTATAGGTGAAGAAGAATATTCTATGATGGGTAATAACTGCGAACATTTTGTCAACTGGGTTATAGAAGGGGAACCCAAATCAGAACAATTTGAACAGATGGGCGCGGTAATGAATCTGATTGGCGCTGAGCTTAAAAAAGGAGATGCTCTTACTATAGGCGGAAAAATTATAGAAGAATTTGACCTTGCGGTAATGCGAAAAATTGACGCTGTAACAAGAATAAAAGATGCTGTGATAAAAGCAAATAGAGCGCAAACAAATGTAGAAGAGGCAACTATTGAATATATTATAAACAAAACCCCGTCTGCCCTTGAAAAATTGCGTAAATTTGAAAATGACGCAAGAAAGACTGATGAAGAAATAAATAAAATAAGATATGAAGAATATTATAATTATGCCTTAGCAGAATTACAAGCTGAGAAAATAAAATTAGACCTGAAAATAAAAATGCTTGATGACTTTACTTCCAAAAGGGTTGTCCGTACACTACGGAAAGTGAAAAAAATAGATAAACTTGAGATGAATATTGAACAGGAAGAAAAGCTGATTGCAAAAGGTAAAAAAAATATTGAAGAAACGCAAAAAGAACTTGATGAAATAAAACAACGTATTGAAAAGGCAAAACAGGAATCTGATAGAAAAAAAGAACCAGAGATAGATGAAGAAAAGATTACAGAAATAATTGATACTGAAAAGAAAAAAGCTGAAAAAGAAAAAACTGAAAATGAGATAAAACAACAGGAATTAAAAGAGTTAGCTGATAATATAGAAAAGTTAAAGAAAAATCCAAATGATTTAAATACACTGACAGAAATTGACGCAACAGGCATGAAGCTGCATATTTCTGATAAACGCCTTGTCATCTTTGAATACGGCGGATTAAGCGATGAAAATTTTAATAAATTAAGTTGGCATGAACTTAGACGATTTGCCAAAAAACTTGGTATCAATACATTTCAGAAAAAACGTATTGATATAATTTCTGAAATGAAAAAAGTAAAGGTAGAATAATTATGAATTTGAAGGAACTAACAACTTTTAAACTATATGAGATGCTTGACAACTTAGATGTTATAGAGACTTTGATAAATCAGGAAATAAACAGCAGAAAAAACACATATCCAATATCCGTATCAACGGAAAAAATATCAGATAAATGGAAAAAACGGGCTTCTGAATTATGGGATAAAGTTAATCTGTAAAGGAAAAAATGATGAGTTTTGAAGAATATCTACAGGTAATCTATTCGTTGCATGGCGTCGTTCCGCCAGAAGAAAATGATTATGATTTAATGGAATTGGCGAACGAATTACCTCATAACTCACAAATAAGGGATAAAATTTATGAACAATTGGATAGAAATATTCAAAGGCGGAAAACAGACAGACTCGGCGGGCGTAACTCATGAAGATTGTGATACGCTGATTGATAATGCTGTTAAAAATTTCAATACAGCTAAACACGAACCGCCTGTAGTTATCGGACATCCTAACGAAAACGCTCCGGCATGGGGATGGGTATCTGAACTTAAATCAGATATAAAGAACGGAGCTAAAATCCTTTATGCCAAGTTGAAAGACGTGCAACCTGCTTTTCAGGAGCTTGTCAACAAAGGATTGTATAAAAAGCGTTCCGCTTCGTTCTATCCTGACGGCACGCTTCGGCACTTGGGATTTTTAGGCGCCGTTCCGCCTGCGGTTAAAGGGCTTCCTGATTATGCTTTTAAAGAAAACGGAATTACATTTGAATTTGAAGAGGAGAAGGTTATGGTAACATTGAATCAAAACGATCAGATAACAGGTGTTAGCAAACCTGTTGCAGCAGTAACAACTGATTTTTCTGAAATGGAAAAGAAAATCAGGGCGGAATACGATGCAAAAATATCAGCATTGGAAAAACAGGCTAAAAGACAGGAGCTAACTCATTATGCTGAAAAACTGCCTCCGGCATGGCGTGAATCCGGTATTGTTGAATTTATGGAAAGCCTTGACAGTGGTGTGATTACATTTTCCGAAACAAAGAAACTCACGCCTGTAGCGTGGTTTAAGGATTTTCTTGAAAATCAGGTAAATTCACTGCGGCTTTTCGGCGAGATTGCAACTAAAGACAAGGCAAAAAAAGATATGACTGAGGCAGAAGAAGATGATAAGGTTGCTAAGGATATTGCTGCCCGTGTCAACTATAAGGAGAAAAAATAAATGGCTGGTATATATGGAATTGTAACGCATACAGATACGGAACTCAGCCAACTAAAAGCGGGTGAGCCTGCTGTATTAAAGAAAATTATTGTGGCAAGCGGTGAGGGTGTCTGTTCACGTGGAGCAATTTTGGAATTGAATGGCACTACCTTCAAATATGAAAAATTGACAGTTGACCCTGGCACGACTGCCCGTTGTATTCTTGCAGAAAACATTGACGCAACATCCGCTGATGTTACCTGTTATGCTTTTTTTGCAGGCTATTATCGGTATGATGATATTGTGTTTGCCGTGTCAACTGCGGCATTGAAATGCGCCGCATTGCTTGCAATGCAGGACAGGGGTGTGTATGTTGATGTTGACTTTTCCGAAGTAGCTGCAACCACATAAGGGGGATAAATGGATAATCTTTTTAGAACACGGGTGTTGACCGCTTCGGTAAACGAAATACGGACGCCTGAAACAAAAATTTATGACAGATTTTTCAGATCAAAAGAGAATATGCAAATGACAAGCAGGCTGGCATTTGACATCATTACCGGCAACGAAACTATTCTGAAAAATCTCAGTATTTATGCGCCTGCATCAATGGGGGATAAAACAAGCCGCAGGACTATAACACTTGAGGCGCCTCGTCTTGCAGAGAAAAGATTGATTAACGCTGCGGAGCTTGAGGCTATGAGAGCCTTCGGGCAGCAGTTTGCGACTGAACTGATTAAGGACAGAATTGCACGTGAGCAGTATGACATGAAATCCAAGTTTGACCGGACACTGGAGTTCTGGGCATGTAATGCCCTTAAAGGTAAGATTTACGATAGCGATCTGGCGTCGATTCTTGTGGATTATGGAATTGCCGGGACTCACCTTATTACACTGGCAACAGGCTGGGATGATCCCGCCGGAGATCCGATAGGTGATATTAGAACTTGGAAAAGGCTGATTGAACTTGACGCACTTACCAATATCACGAGTTGGGTTGCATACTGCGGGTATGAGGTCATGAACGCCCTGCTGAGTAACGAACAGGTTCTTAATCTTATGAAACAGCAATACGGACTACAGATTGCAACTACGGGTTATATCTCAAATCTTGCGGGCGTGCAATTCGAAGAGTATAATGCCGGTTATGTTGACGGCGCAGGTACACGGCAATATTTCGTAGGCGCTTCTCAAATCATGCTTATCGGTGAGTGTTCAGACCTAACTGACTGCCCTTTTGCACCTATCATGAACATGGATGTCTCTGGCGGTATCGGTAATGTAGGCTCAGGCGGGAAGGGTGTGATGATTTACTCCGACTCCAAAACAGAATGGGATCCTTCAGGTCGCTGGATAAGAACTGAGTGCAGACCTTTACCTGTTTTGAAACGACCCGGCGCTGTTATTATCGCCGATGTAATAACCTAATATGTACACAACTATAGAATCACTACAAAAAATGTTGCCGGATGCAATTCTAAGACGGCTTTCTGATGATGCTGATGCGGGTGAGTTTCAGGAAGACATTCTTAATGAATCACTTAATTCAGCGGCGGCGGAGATTGATATGTATATTTCTGTCAGGATAACTCCGCCTTCCGAAGAGCCATATCCTGATATACTTTCAAAATTGAATCTTGATATTGGAATATATAATCTGTATTCCCGTCTTAAAGAAGAGATACCCGGAACGCGGCAGGTACGATATGATAATGCAATCCGTATGCTGAAGGACTTTGCAGCGGGTAAGGCGGAGATTGCCGGGCTTGTTGTAAGAATCCCGGCAATCATTTTTTCACGGGACAGAATCTTTACTGAAGCGTTTATGGAGACATTTTGAACATATTTAAAACAGTTGAAGATGCAATCGTAAACAGATTATCAGAGATTCAGGTAAGAACTTTAGAAGTTTATTCAGGGCAGTTGACATCTAAAGACATATCTGAACTGACTTACATTTTCCCCTGTATTTACATTGCAATTATTGATATGGATTGCACTGTTGTTAATCGTTCAGATCGAGGGAAGTTACGGATTGCAATTGTATCAGGTGATCAAAATTTGCGGGGAGCTAAAACAGCAGTTGACGGGGATTTAAACAGCGTTGGGGTATATGCTATCATGCAATCTGTTTATGAGAATTTACAGCACTGGCAGCCGTGCAGTGAATGTACCCCTTTTAAAATAAAAAAAATAACATCTTATGAACCGGCTGAAGATATTTTTATTTTCAGTCAGGAGTTTGAATGCGAGGTAATGTATGCCATTAGCTAGTAATATAAATCAGAATTTGAGTTTCGGAAAAGCCGTTATCCTTTTCAAGAGAGAGGGTGATACGGGTTTTCTTGACTTGGGGAATATCCCCGAGTGTGAATTGAAAGTTGAAATTGAAAAATATGAACATTTCAGTTCAAGATTTGGAATCAAGTATAAAGATATTGAAAAAGATATTCAGAAAAAACTGACCGGGACTATGAACCCGGAAGAGTATTCAGATGAAAATCTTGCAATGGCTTTTTCATCTGATACGCCGACAACACTAACGCAAACAGCAGAGACAATTGCCGGTGTATCCGTTACCACAATTGATGACCGTTTCGTTTCAATCGGATATATCGGAGCCACCTATACAAAAATAAATATAGGAACTGTAACAGGCGGGCCGTTCGATATTGGGGAAGTTATCACCGGCACGAGTACAAAAACCGCAACTGTTATTGACGTGCAGACAGGTTATCTGCTGGTAATCGGTGATACAGGGATTGCTTTAACGGATACGATTACAGGCGGCACGAGTACAGCGTCAGCCGCTGTAACAGGTAGGCGTGTTATGTCCGGTATTCTGCTTGCTAACGCTGCGACTGCGGCAACCATAACAACGGTTTACGCTAAAGGAACTGATTACAGTTATCATGCAGAAGGCGGTATGGTAAGGGAACTGTCCGGCGGTACAATAGCGACCCACACTGCTTATGTTTATGCTGATATACCGGCTAAAACAAGAAATCAGTTTGCTGTACTTGCGGGCAGCAGTGTTATGGGTCAGCTTATGATTATCGGCACTACAGAATCAGGTTACGGCCCCCGCATGAAGTTTACTTCCCATGATAACGATATGTGCAAGCTAACTTGTTCGAGCGGGGTTAAGTTCATAGCAGATGAGCCGGAGCCGATTACGTTTGACATCGAAATCCTTGCTGATACTGAAAACTATCCTGATGAGCCTTTTGGGATATTTGAAACGGTGGTCTAATGAGAAAAAAGAAAACAGTTGAAATTGAAATATCCGAAGGACTGAAAAAAGAGATTACTGTCTTTGAAATTAGACCTATGGATATAAAAAAAGTGTTTGAAGATGTTAAAGGGAAAGCTACCGAAGAGATTTTTGAAAAAATACTTCACCTTTGCACTTCAAATATGAGAAAAGAAGACTTTACTGAGCTTTATCCCTCTGAAATCGAACTGGTTTGGAATACTTTTAAAGAGGTAAATAGCTCTTTTTTCAAGACGGTCGGCAAGCTGGAGATAGTGAACTATTATCTGAATGTGCTGATGAACATGATTCAGAAAAAAATACTCGAAGAAGGGCAGAAACTGTTCAAAGAATTACAGATTCAGCTTGCCGACTCATCAGAAGCGGACACATCAAAGCATGGGGATATGGGTGGGAGTTCTTTACCGCCGCAGTAAAAGATTTGAACGATTTTGAGAGCAGAATGTCACGGCAACGGATTTTTGAAACCGCCGTTGCCATCCGCAGAGCTTTGAATAAAGGGAATTTAAAGGATATAATAAGAGGTTAATATGTCTACCGCATCTGAAAATATAAATATAATGCTTGAGCTTAATAATGCAAAAGCAAACCAGGGAATACAGCAGACATCTGCTAATTTAGAAGATTTGCAGAAAAAAATATCTCTAACATCTACGCTTTTTATGGATAAAGGTTCTGCGCCAGCGTGGTTTGGTGTAGTAGAAAAAGGGCTTGATTCCGCTAAAGGAAAGCTGGATTCTTTTGCAGATGCTTTTTTTAATCTTTATGGCATGATTGCCTCTTATGGTGCAGGAACACTTGTTCAAAGTATTGTTAATACCGCTGCTACCTTTGAAAAATTTGATTCCGCTTTAACAACTATAACCGGATCAGCGGCTGAAGCTGAAAAATCGCTTGCGTGGATAACAGATTTTACTGCCAAAACACCTTATCAGCTTTCGGAAGTGAATGAAGCATTTGTAAAATTATCTGCTTATGGATTAGATGCAAGAAAAAATCTTGGAATTCTGGGTGATACAGCGTCTGCACTTTCTAAGCCATTAACTGCTGCGGTGGATATGATGGCGGACGCTGTTACCGGAGAATTTGAAAGACTGAAAGAATTTGGTATCAGAGCGTCAACAGCAGGTGATCAAGTTACTTTTACGTGGATGCAGAACGGCGAGCAGATGCAGAAAACCGTTCAAAAAACTGCTGCTGAAATAGAGGGCGGACTACTCACTCTTCTTGAGGGAAGATATGCCGGTGCAATGGTTGGTTTTTCCACAACATTCACCGGACTTTTTTCTAATTTACAGGATCAATGGACACTTTTTCAGAAAGCAATAGCTGATGCCGGTTTTTTTGATTATATCAAACAACAGCTTATAGATTTGCTTGCTCAGATTCAAAAATGGCGTGATGACGGATCATTGACTGACTGGGCTACCCGCATTTCTGAAATGTTTCAGAAAACAGGAGCGGTTTTTAAGACATTTGCTTTAATGATTTTTGAAGTAGCCGATGCTTTTGAACCGTTTATAAAACGGGCTATGGAATTAATCCCTTATTTGACAGGTTTGGCAGGAGCAGCCAAGACTTTCAGCATTGCATTAGGTATTGTCAGTACAGCACTGGGGGTAGTCGCTGCCGCGTGGATAAGAATATCTGTAATAAATTTTGTTAGTGCTACTGCTAGTACTAACTCACTTACCGCAGCCTTAAAAATCACCGGAGCACAGGCGATAGCCTCCGCAAAATCAATAGCAGCTACTTTTGGAAACGTCTGGACAAAAATAACGACATTGCTGCCGTCACTGCCGGGAATGTTGTTAAAAATTTATCAAGGGGCGGCACTAGCAGGCGCTGCATTCGTGGGCTGGCAGATCGGCAAGCTGATTGGTGAGATGGAGCTTTTTGGAGAAAAAGGTGAGTCTGTCAATGAGACCATGCAGAAAGCCTTTGACGCAAAAAAAATTGATGATTGGGGTCAAGCTCTTTTAATAATTCTTAACCCGATAGCATTGGTTTTGAAGGCATGGAATAACTTATTCGGCGAGGTAGCGTTAAAGACAGAAGAGCAGATTAAAAATATAGATCCGCTTTTGGAAAAAATGAAAAAGTTTGCTGATTTTCAACTGCCCGATGGCTTTGCCGATGCCGGAGTGAAGGGGATTCAGGAGCTTAATAAAGAATTAAATTTAAGTAAAATCTACTGGGAAACCTACCTTAGAAAAGCAGAAATGGCGGGTGATACTGCGGGAATTAACAAGGCTAAAAATGCATTATCTGAACTTAAAGATATGCAAGAAGAACTGAATACAGCGGTATCAAGTGAACAGATTGCACTTCAGAAGGCTCAGGCTGCGCATGATAGCTATACAAAGGTTATCAAAGGATATAAAGATGAGCAGATAAGAGATACAGAGGCTGCGGCGCAGAAAGAAATTGAATCAGCAACTAAGGCTTTCTACCAGAAAACTGATTTTCACGGTAAAGAAGTAACGAGTGTTGAACAGCTTGCGGACATCAAAAAAAGAATTGAACAGAAATTACAAGATGATACGGGTAAAATCAGATTAGATGCGGCTGCACAACTACAGGAGACGGCTGCGGAAGAGCAGAAACTGGCAACCGATACGTTCAATTTCAAAGTTCAGAAAATTCAGGAGGAGGTAGACGCCGGACTGAAAACACGGGAGCAGGGAACGGCAGAAACAAAGAAATTATTAGAACAGTATGAAAATGATACAAGACAAATATCACTTACCACGGCGCAGGAAGTTGCAAATGAACAAATCAGGATAAATGCTGAAAAAGTTGACAAATATATTGAATC